CCTGCGGCATTTGTCCCGTTTGACGAGGCAAAGTTCACCGTCAGAATCGCAGACGGTGTGGCGGGTCTTGTCGGACTTGTCTGGGCTGGAATCTGCTGGATAGACACGGCTGTGCTAGTCGTACGCCACATTAGCTCAAAATAATCGTCTGCGTTCAGTTCAATCCAGAAATTCAATGCGGCAATCAAATGCCCATCAGTTCCACCATGAGAGTTTGGTATAGAGAAACGACTGTTTGAGTTGGCTATATTTGTTCCATTTTTCTTGAACCAAACATCCACATCCTGAATCTGGGTATCAGTATTTACGAACTGAAGGCTAAATTGTGCGTTGTAAATTCCGTAACTTTTAGCCGTAATCCGAGAATTACTGGCAACAGAAATCCCGTTAGAAAAGTCTGTGGTGTTAAAAGTTACCGCATAAGCCGCCGTAGTTGATGACGCTGTTTGGTCTGTGGAGTCCTGAAAAGCTCCGTAAGGAGTTGAATCAGTAAAAGCCGCAGCGGAGAATGGAATCAAATAAATCTTTGTGTCTGGGCTGATTCGCTCGTCATAAAGCGTGGTTGTCGTGGCGTTTCCCGTGGCAAGCGTGACAGTACCGTGATTATTGGTCTTGCCATTCATAATGCCGTTGACTATCTCGGCAACAGCTCTTTGATCTGCGCCAAATACGGGAAGTGTGCGAAACATTAGCGCACCCCCTGCGGGATAACATCCACATCCACAGCCACAGCCATTTTCCAGTTGTCACCAGTAGGCGTGATCTGAAGACGATGGTAATTACCGCCACCTCGGATTGACACACGGTTGTCAGAGTTTGCAGCAGAACTTGTGCCGAATGTCACAACCTCATTGAGCAGACCACGAGAAGCCAAGGCAATCGAAGCAGATCCGTTATCCACCTGTGGTTTTGCCATTGTCACCATTGACCTGCCACCAGTAGAAATGTCGCCTGTTTCAATCGTTGCTGTCTTATTCGCCCCGTTGAATGTCACAACCTTAGTCCCAGATGTGCCGCCAAGGAAATACTTTCCACCAGCGTAAATATTGGAGTCCAAAGACACAGCCAAAGCGTCTAATGAGGCGTTAATGTCATCCAGTTGTTCAACAGTCACAGATGCTGTTGTAGCGTCTGAAATGTAGTCAGAATCAGCCACAGCAGATGACCACTTCTTTGTTGAGAAGCTGTAAATCAGCAACATACGCTCGGCAAACTTGTTCTTGTAGTTCCACATCACCAATTTGCGAACTGGGTCAACAGCCGATGACATGGTTGTAAAGTCTGGGTCAGCATCGTTGAAGAAATACCGATCAACCTTCTCAGCGCCGATTGGTACTACTTGCTGACCATCGCACATATAAAAACCATCGTCAGACAATAAGAAGGTAAGACCCTGATACTGGCTTACAGAACCTGACGCAATACAGCCCTTTTCTCGGCTGATGTTGTCAAACTGGAAGATAAAAGGCGTACCAACATAAGTCATGCGGTGGATAGCCTTCTCCATCAGGATAAGACCAAACTCACCACCTCGGATGCCAGTAATGTGACCACCATCAGGAATGTCTTGGTAGTCAGCCTGAGTGATTTGGCTTGTTGTCCAAGTAGTCTCGTCATTGATTCCAGACCATTGGACTCGATAAGGATGATCTCCACCTGCGCTTGTCGTGTTGGCTGCAACAACAAAATCCCGCACTACGGTCACAAACTTAGCAATAGGCGCATCGTCTGCAAGGTTTCGGAATGATGTGCTTGTGTCAGCAACGAAAGACTGAAGGCGGTCACCAAAGTTGGCTGCGATTGTCCTGTTACCGAATCGAGTGAAGCGGAATCGCTGATTTGTAGGTGTGCTAAACCCTGTCTCAGTCGCAGAGATTCTGACATTGCCTGTGGTTGTCGCAGATGTCGTTGTTACTGTGAAACTATCAGCGTTAATCTTTGTGATTGTGAACTGACCATCAGTTGCAGTACCGCTTGTGAAGTTCAGATAAACAGAATCTCCAGTTTTCCAGCCATGAGCCGTGGCAGTCACGGTCAAAGTGGTAGTCCCAGACTGAGCATAAGTACCAGATGTGTACCAAACCTGAGTCAGAGCACCAACAGAATCAACCGAATAAATCTTGTCTGTGCCAGCCGCAAATAGCTTGATCGTTCCAGATTGGTCTTTTGAGAAAGCCAATGAAAGGAGATTCTCGTCAGCCGCATCAGAAAAGTAAGCCTCAGACGGGAAAGGCGCATAGCCTGTTGCAGTCGGATAGCAGTTCTGAGCCTTGGTAATTCCACCGACCAAGCCTGGCTGATCTGGTAGCCACTCACCTAATGGGATTCGTTGAATTGTCATTGCATTAACCAAGTGTTTGAACTTGAGGCAGTCTGCGCCCAAGTGTTTGAATTACTCGCCACATCCGACCAGGTATTAGTGTTTTCACTTACCTCTGTCCAAGTGTTGTTATTTTGCGACACATCAGACCAAGAATCAACGCTAATCGGCACGTCAGACCAATTATCGCCCACACGCACCCCATTACAAGTAACAGAAGCGTTGCAGGAAATATTCCCAGAGAAGTCGAATATTGCATAAGCGCTTGCCTCTACGGTTGCCTCACAAGTGATGGAAGCCACAGCGTCAGCGGTAATCCCGCCAAGAGCCGTAACTGTTGCCGAGGCAGAAATCTGAGCGTCAGCAAGGCGAACTCGGATAGCTTCAGCAGTTACTGTGGCAGCGGCAGATATATCCGCAATACCATTTGCAACAATCCCACCAAGGCAGGAAACTGTTGCGTCAGAAGTTATCGAGGCATCGCCAAATTGGACACGGATACCAGCGGCAGAAACCGAAGCGTTTGAATCAATGGCGGCAGCGCCAAATTGAACCCTTATTCCAGCAGCAGAAACAGAGGCTGAAGCGTCAACACTTCCAGCACCATACTGAACCCGTGTAGCATCGCAGGAAACGCTTGCAGAAGCGCTTACAGAGGCATCGGCATACTGAACCCTAGTCGCATCACAAGAAGCGCTTGCAGAGGCGCTAATTGAGGCAGAGGCTAATTGAACCCTGATTGCGTCAGCAGATACGCTGGCACTTGTGCTTACAGAGCCGTAAGCATCCCACCGAGTTACAGACGTTGTATAGAGTGAACTATCTAACGAAAGTGTGAGTGAATCTAGACTTGCCTTGAGGTTATCAAGGCTGTCTATTGTCCACGGTGGGAGTAAATCAGCCATCTCACGCCAAGGTCACGCTCAGAGAACCAGAGGCAACACGGAACACATCGCCTGTGGCAATGGTCTTAGAAGCGTCTAGTGCGGTGTGAAACAGCAAGTTACCAGCGGTTGATGCGTCACGGATACCAACGTGGGTAATCGTTCCCCATGAGCCACCAGCTTGCGGAAACTCAATAGCAGATGAGTTTGTAGTCACACCATTGGAAGGCGAGCCAAATGTGATCGCTTGACGAGCGTAAGAAGTGCCAGAGCACTCAGTACCAGAATCAGCGTCTGTCGGGTCACTTGTATAAAGAGCCAGATAGACGGTGGTCGGGCTTGTGTAGCTTGTATTGCGGAGAACTGCGTTAACTAACGCTGTTTCCAAGTAATTCGACATTTCAGACATAGTTACCTCGTTGCAAGAGTCATTGAAAGTGGCACACCAGAATACTGAGATGATTCATCAGACCTGGTGAGCGTTGAAATTGCTCGGTCATACATTCCACCCCAAGTATTCACACGGGCATCGTTCATCAGATACGGCTCTGCCTCAAGCAAAGAAGCATATAAAAGCGCATCAGGAGCGTTTGCCAGAAAAGCGTTACTTGTGTTTGAGTCGCTCAAGAATGTAGGAGCAGAGTAGTAAAGCAGTTTCAGGGTGTATGCAGAATCAGGCACAGGAGCCAACTGGAACTCACTCGCCAGAATCGTATAGTCCAATGGCTTACCGCTTTCGGTTGTCCGAGTGTTTCGGCTAAACGCTGATGGGCTTGAGTAAGTCAAAGGTTGAACAGGATTCGTCACCACAATGAAGTCACGAATCTCTAGAAAATCACTTGGCAACTCAACAGTAGAGTCACCACTTGTTGCGGTTGTTGTAACAGACTTCAACATTTGTCGAATACGCAACTCACGGCGCAAACGCAGTTCAGCAAATCGAATGAAATCCGTGATTTGGCTGGTTAAGTCAGTCCGAGCCAAGTAATTGGCTACCGCTGTCTGCAATTCTGAATAACTTGCAATGCTCATACATCATCCCAACCATATT